TTTCGCACGGCATCGAGAACATCGATCAGCTGTTCCCCGACGCTCAGGCTGTCGACAACACTCCCGAGTGGCACAAGCGCCGCACCGAGTGGGTCGATGTTCTCCTCGGCGGCACCAAGAAGAGCCCGTTTGGTCGGGTCAAGACCCTGTGGGCAGACATTACCGAAGATGAGGCCCGTGCAAAGGGTTACATCAAGGGTGACCTGAAGCGCGAAGAGTTCTTCAGCGTCGCAAAGCGCGTCACGACCCCGACGACCATCTACAAGAAGCAGAAGCTCGACCGTGATGACATGATTGACATCACCGAGTTCGATGTGGTCATGTGGCTCAAGGGTGAAATGCGCCTGATGCTTGACGAGGAATTGGCTCGCGCTATTCTCGTTGGCGACGGCCGTGATCCCGGCAGCGATGACAAGATCAATGAGGGCAATATCCGCCCGATCGCATCCGACCACGAGCTCTATACCACGGTCGTCAATGTCAACGTCGACGACGCCGAGTCTTCGCCGATCGAGATTGTTGACGCTGTCACTCTGAACCGCGCTAAGTACAAGGGTACCGGCTCGCCGCTGTTCTTCACCACGGAGACCTACATCGGTAAGTTCCTGACGCTGCGTGACGCCGACGGCCACCGCATCTACAAGACGCTTGAAGATGTCGCCGCCGAAATGCGCGTTCGTCAGATTGTTCCGGTTGAGATTCTCGAGGAGTACCCCGAGATCGTCGGTATCATGGTTAACCCGATCGACTACACCGTTGGTGCAGACAAGGGTGGCCAGGTCACGATGTTCGACGACTTTGACATCGACTACAACCAGAATAAGTACCTCATCGAGACTCGCGTTTGTGGCGCTTTGACCAAGTTGAAGTCCGCTATTGTCGTGAAGAAGGTTGCTGGTTCTGCCACTCTGGTGGTTCCTCTTGCTCCGACCTTTGACGAGGTGACTGGTGTTCTCAGCATCACGAATACCACGGGTGTCGTCTACAAGAACGGCGAGACTGTGGTCAACGCTGCCGGTTCGCCTTACGCCGCTATCGCGGTTGGCGCTTCGGTGACGATCAACGCCACGCCTGCCTCTGCCTCGTACTACTTCGCTACCAGCGATGACGACGAGTGGACGTTCACCCGCACGGGCTGAGCCTAACTTAAAGGAGTGATTAATGGCACGTTTTTACGGTGTAATCGGCTATGCCGGAGATACTATTGAGGAACCTGTTGGATCTGGGATCTGGGTTGATGATATCACCGAGATCTCATATTATGGTGATGTTATCCGAGACGCAAGGCGACTTGAGCCCGGAGAACATCTAAACCAGAATATTTCAGTCAGTAACTCAATTAGTGTTGTTGCCGATCAATATGCTATTGATCATTTCCACAAGATTCGATATATTCGTTGGGCGGGGACTCTTTGGACAGTTGATTCTGTCGAGGTAAGGAGTCCCCGCCTCATCTTGAGCCTAGGAAGTGTTTACAATGGCCCCACGCCAACAGCTGCAGGACCTATTGGTTAGCCTTTTAGGTTCAAGCAACGTATATTATCAACCACCATCATCCGGTCAAATTCAGTATCCTTGTATCATATATGAACGGGATTCCGTTGATACTAAACACGCGGACAACAAGCCGTATAGTCGCAGGAAACGCTACAAGGTAACCGTCATTGACGCAAATCCTGATAGCACCATCCCAGACGCTATAGGTGAACTGCCTTTGTGCTCGTTCGATCGACACTATAAGGCTGACCAACTTAACCACGACGTTTTTAACATATTCTTCTAGAAGGAGAAACAAATGCCAGTTCTTACCTGGGACCAGATCGGTCAGCGCACCTACGAAACCGGTGTCGATCGAGGCGTCCTTTATCTTCCTGACGCTAGCGGTGTTTACGCCGACGGCGTTGCATGGAACGGTCTCACGTCTGTTACCGAGTCGCCTTCGGGTGCTGAGGCAACGGCCGTTTACGCCGACAACATGCAGTACCTCAACATGATTTCGGCAGAGAAGTTTGCCGCGACCATTGAGGCTTATACTTTCCCTGACGAGTTTGCTCAGTACGACGGCATCTACACGCCTTCGCCTGGTGTTCAGATTGGTCAGCAGTCTCGTCGTACGTTTGGCCTTTCGTACCGTACGATTCTGGGCAATGACCTGGTTGGCGACGACTATGGCTTCAAGCTGCACCTCGTCTATGGCTGTGTTGCATCTCCTTCGGAGAAGAGCTACTCGACCATTAACGATTCGCCTGAGGCGATTCCGTTCAGTTGGGAAGTTATGACCACGCCTGTCGAGGTTACCGGCCGAAAGCCGACTTCCATCATCACGATTGACTCGACCAAGGTTCAGCCTGCTAACCTCACTGCGCTTACCGATGCGCTTTGGGGAACTGCCGGCACGGAGCCTCGTCTCCCGACCCCGGACGAAGTCATCACGATGTTCGCCGGCGCTCTGACCACGGTCACCGTCCTTGAGCCGACCTTTACGGCTGGTACTGGCGTCATCGTCATTCCGACCGTTACTGGCGTTCGTTACCGTCGCGCCGATACCGGCGTCATTGTCACGGGCAACGTCACCATCGGTACTCCTGGTGCGTCTCTCACGATCCTCGCCGAGCCGTCCGCTGGAAACTATGTCTTCAGCGCCGCGAGCGACAGCGACTTCGTGTTCACTCGTACCTGATAAACAAGATTGCCTCCTGGGCCGAGAGATTCCGATGCTGTGTGGGTGCGGCGTCGGGTCTCTCGGCCCCTTTTATTTATTTTTTCGTCAACGAATGGAGTATGCTCGTGCAGAAACAAGTCCCCTTCCACATCAAGTCGGGAATCCCTTTTGGAAAGTCTATTCAGGCCGATCTTCCGGATGATCGGGATTGGTGGCTTGATGATACCGAGTTTGAAGTCCTTGCCCAGATTCGAGAAGCTTCCAGCTATGAATCTCCGCTCATTTTAGATCTTACCCAATTTCTTACAGTTACGTTTGTTCCTGGAGTAATGCCGGTTCTTGACGCAATTCTTATTGATTTGAGAATGTCTGGCGATGATACTCGTAAAGTTACAAAGTCTGGCTTCTACGATTTCATCATTTCCGACCCCTTCCAGGAAGATGCGTACGCCGTTCCAATCCTAGAGGGTCCTGTCTATCGTACGGCCGTCGTTACGTCTGATACCGAGGTGCTCTAATGCCTGGTCCTAACATTATTGTAACCGTCAACAACCTTAGGGGTGAAAAAGGAGACACCGGAGCAACTGGTCCTACTGGCCCAGCAGGTGAAGTCACAGACGCAGAACTGACAGCTGCTTTAGCTCTAAAAGCTAATCTTGCGTCTCCTACATTCACTGGCACTGTTACCGTCCCAACTGCCGTGGTCTCAGGCGCAGCCGTCACAAAAGCTCAGATGGATACTGCCGATGCCCTTAAAGCTAATCTTGCTTCTCCGGCTCTTACAGGCGTTCCTTCGGCTCCTACGCCTGCTACTGCCGACAACACGACTAAGATTGCCACTACCGCTTATGTTAAGGCTAATCGTGTTGAGCAGGCCTCAGCTGATTTAGCAGCGTATGCACCTAAAGCAGATCCTACGTTTACTGGAGTCCCTTCGGCTCCTACGCCTTCTGTCGACACTAACACCACTCAGTTAGCTACAACTGCTTATGTTAAGGCTAATAGGGCGGCTCAAGCAGCGATAGATAATTCGCAGTATGCGCCGGTCGCCGGAGACGACGAAGCGTACGGCGCAGGCTGGAACGGGGCGACGGACTACCCGACGAAGAACGCGGTCTACGACAAGGTGGAGACGTTGGGGTCGGCGATACCGCAAGCGCCCGTCACAGTCACCGACACGACGGACACGCTCGCCGCCGCCGACAACGGCAAGGTCAACATCTACACCGAAGCAACCCTCGTCACGATCACGCTGCCGACAGACGCATCAGATGACCTCGCCGACGGTTTCGAGTCGCTGCTCGTGGCGGCTGGTTCCGGAGGTATCGCGCTCGACACGACCGGGCTGACGTTGATCGGGGCGAACCCGACCACGACAGCGGCGCAGGACGAAACGATCTTCGTCAAGAAGACGGCCGCTGCAAA